CCATTCGTGGAGTATCAGCGTGACGTGATGTTCTTTTCTGTGCAGCAGTAGAGCCGATTCTTTCAAAAAAATGTGCTTTACCAGTTACTGTTTCGGTTCTAGCAGCATCTCTCAAACGAGAACCCTTTTGCTGTGCCAGATGGAACACGTTACTTTTATACTGCTCAATAAAGGCAGTAGTTATTTGTACTGACATAATTCAGTCCTCCGTTAAATTAAATTTTGATCGGCTTTTGTCCTAGAAAGGGAAACCTTATAGTACACGATACTATCAGTCGAATGTTTATAGCCGATTATGGCTACCATTTCGTTATCCTAACAGGGCGAACTTGGTACGCAAATTATATCATGAAAAATTAAGTATTGCCAAATACTTTTTCATGCAACTGTCGCATTTGTTCTACAGCAGCACTATGTTCTGTATGACCTGCATCAAAATATGGATGTTTAGGGTCAGACATAACCTTCTCAATCTCTTGTTTTGCATCTAGTGGAGATACTGCTAATCTATTATTTTGCGTATTCTTAGACATTTCTTCAGTCACTTCTTGGCCTAAACGTGCAAACAACTTGATTACGGCAGGATGATTCCCTGCTTCTGTATTCATAAGTTCGATAATGTCATCATCACCATATACTTGTAAAGCTCTTTGTGCAGCCCTAACATTCTTATCATACTCAAATCCCCATTCTTGCTTTAAAGCATTTTCAGCTTCGTCTTTTTGTACTGCTAAAACACTTTCTTGATTCTCTGCTTGATAATTAATTTGAGCCACTTGATAATCTACCAACGCATTTACCTGCTCATTATTTAAACCAATTTTATGAGCAACATTTTTAAATTCGTTGACAGCAGCTTCTTGGAAGTGTTCCTTATGAGTATCAGGAATTGTTACTTCATACTTGGCAGATTCATCTGGTCTACCTAGTTTGCTGTATAATTCACTTTTCTCCTCATCAGTTTTTGGTATAGGTATTCTACTACCAATCATCTTTTGTTGATGCACTACAGTCTTTGCTAAAGATTCTACATCTTTTAGATTTTGTAGCGTAGGGTCATTCCTTAATTCCTCTGGTAGAGATTCCTTCCAGTCTGGATTATCACCTACTGTACTAGACCCAAGAACTGAATTGGTAGTTTGTTCAGTTGTTTCTGGGTTATCTTGTGATTCGGTGGTCACTTGTTCGTCAGCCATTATTATTATCCTCCTTTAAAAGATTAAGTATTCTGACTATTACTGCTCTTTGTCCTTCCTTAAAAGCAGTTTCATAAGGGTCTTTAGAAAAAGAACTCCTACGATAATAAGCTGATTCTAAATCAGCTAAAGTCTGTTCTCCCTCTTTCGTATTAAAAGTGGTTTGATAATTTCCCTTGAGTTGTTTCAATTCTTTATCTTGTTCTTCTTGCATTATACAAGCCCTTCGGCTTCAGCTGCTTCCATTGCTTCTTCCATAGTAGCTTTTGTATCAGGTTTTGATACTTCTGTCATAGCTTGTGCATTTTTCTGAGTTGCTTCAGCTTGTTGCTGTTGCATCATCATCTCTTGTTGCATCTGTTGTTTTTCTGCTCTTTGTTGTCGTATTTCTTCTACCTCAGCTACTCCACGAAGAATTGATTTTGGAACACCAAGTAATTCTGCTCTCATCCTAATCGCTTGGTCATGGTTGATAATATCTAATATTTGTGGGTCAGCTTGTGCCACTTGCATAGTTAAATTATATAATCTTTCTACAGCTACTGCTTCTTCCATTCGTTGAGAACGTGCCAATGGGCCTACATATTCTATATCTATTTTTTCGCCAGTAATAAGTTCGGGTGGTTCTAAAAATGCTCCTGCTCTATACATGATTCCAAATACTCTTTCTACTAATGGATTTAGAAACTCTGACTGAAATCTTCCAAGAGTAGGCCCTAATAGTCTTTGCATTAATTCATATCTGACTTGTACTTCTGTAGCTGTCATCTGTGGGCCTTGTTGTAACTGTAATTGGTCAGAATAATATGCCTGACGTATTGCCGTTCTTAATTGCTGTGTCAACAAATCTGTTATCTGCCAATTCGTACCTGTCTGCAATGGCTTGACGGCAGCATCACTTCTTATGACAGTAATACCTCCAGGTGTCATTCTAACTTTACCAATAACTCCATCATCTTGTACTAACAATGGGGGATCAAGTTGTTTTGTCCATGCTTTAAGTCCAAGCTCTACAGCTTTATTTAATGTCTTTATATCTGGTAGTGCATTATATGATGGTGAACGTCCAAAGATCTCACCAGTTGCTTTCGACCAACGTGGTACTAAATATGGAAATTCATTATACCCACCAGTCCTAACGACCATTTTATCTTCTTCACATACATGGCATGAATGAAATGGCAATTTAGTAGTCGCTTTTCCTAATGCTCTCTCGTAATCCTCTAATGGTTCGACTGCATGGATAAAATTAAACTGTTTTTCTGGCTTTTCTTTTGCTGCTTCCTTAATCTTTTCTCCGACATTATCTTCACCAAATTCTTGTACAGCTTGTCGTGCAGATAATTTGTACCTTCTATAAAGAGTATCTACATAACCAGCATTATTTTCTTGAACATAATATTCTGAAATATGCAAACTATTAAAATGAATACCAGTTTCGGCATACCCTTTACTTCCTTCCTCTACGAACAATGCACCAGTACCTATTGAAGTTAAATCAAGATATAATTCATGTACTTCTGTGTTGAAATTATTTTCATTGAACGCTTCATACATCCTTTTTGCAGAATCTTCCAACCATAACTGAGTATCTCTATCAAGATTTAAGTCGGTATCTCTCATTTTTATATGAAACCATTGTAATGATGGTGATGTTAGAGTACCTTGCAGACTTGCAGCTAAAAGATTATTTGCTGTTATAGCAGTAGAATCAAATAAGACTTCACTACGTTTCTCACCCTTACTACGGAATAAGGTCACATCTGCTTTTCGTGGCATGACATAATCTAATATCTCTTGCCAATGATCTTCCCAAGTTCCTCGGTCAGATGCCATTCGTGACAATCGTTTTTTTATATAATCAAACTTATCGTTAACCATAACCTGTTGGACTACCACCTAAAAGACTTTTCGCAGTCGGTGCATCTTCCTCAACACCCATACCACTCGTTAAAATCGTTCCCATTCTACCTGTTCTAGCTATTCTCAAACTTTTAGCTTTTTCAGCTTCTAATTTTGTCTCTGCTTCTCTTTCCTTCGCTAGTATATCTTGATCTATTGGTGGTGGCTTTGCTATTTTTGGTTTCATACCCATTTGCAATCCTCCTTCAACATCCCATAAACTGCAGCATCTACATATTTATCTTTAATTCTCATCATACTTTTTAAGACACCTTCTTTTTGAAAGCCAATACCTTCGATTAATTTTTTAATCCTACCATAACTATTATCACAAGTCGCTGTGACTCTGTTACATCCTGCTTGATTAAAGCAATAATTAAACATCATCTTAATAAACCTTCTTTGACATACTTTAGGGCTATCCAAAGCGACATGGATAAAAATATTATTGCCATCATAATCCGAAAATAATAAAACTCCAATTACTTCACCATCTTCCACAAATCCCATAAACGTATAATCTTCAGTTTCGGCATGTATATAAGCTCTATCCTTTATCCAATCATAACATTTGTCTTTCCACTTATCATCTGTTACGACTTCAATCATTATGAACCTAAAAGAGTCCTTACACTTCTAGCTTTTTCTTCTATTCCACCAGCAGTAGTCATTATAGTCTTTCCAGCATACCCCGAACCAAGTGACGCAACTCTCCTAGCTGCAGTTGTAGCACTTTGGGTTACCCGTTCTGGTACTTTAACTATGGGTTTGATTATTCTTTTCTTTTTCTTCCCACCGATAGCTCTGGCAATAGGTTTGAAAATACTTGTAAATATCCTTGCTATTCCACCCATTATTTTTTTACCTTCTTCTTAGGAGGTCTACCCTTTTTAGTTCCATATGTTCCTTGACCTTTTGGCATAATATTCTCCTATGCAAATAAACTAAATTCAGAATCAGCTTGTATATGAGGTGGTTGATAATCTTTTATCCTAGATTTCCTTAATGACATAATACAATATCGCATTGCAGATATAATATCATCATACATAGGAACGATTTTACCATCCTTTCTATGATACATTCTTAATTCTTCTAACAGTTTACTTTGATTTGTAAATATTTTCAATCTTCTAGTCTGCATCCTTGTATACATTTCCATTATACCAGCTTCAACAGATACCCCACCACTACCATCTTTCTCTCCTTGACTTGGTGGATTAGTAAAATGCTCTCTAGTCATATTCAACCCTTCTATCCTATATTGTTCCGTAAGAGATTTACCAGAACCTTTATCGGCTTGTCTTCCATCCATAGGCCATATCACAGGTATCCACTTTCCTCTTGCTTTTATTGCTGAAGCATGGATAGGTACTGCTTCTTGTCGCATAGAATAACAATCATATACATATGTGATATCACTATCTCTATCCCAAGTAATCCAAACTGCTGCCGTAGGATGATCCCAACCAAAATCAATTCCACACAATCTCGGCCAATGTGTAGGAATATCTATTGGGTCGCATGTAATATCGTCTTCTGCAATAGGAAAGACAAGACCAGACCCCAGTTGAGGTATTCCTTTTTCTCTCATCTTTCTTTCATGTGGTGGCAATGCTTGTAATATCTGTTCTCTGACATCTTTT